GAAGAAAAAAACGCCGCAAAAGAAGGTGCAAAAAAGGCGTTCAATGGTATTAAAAATGCCGCTAAAGATAAAATTAATGCGGCAAAAGACGCAATTAAAAAAGCCGTTGATAAGATTAAAGGATTTTTCCCACTTAAATTTGGTAAGATATTCTCAGGATTAAAACTTCCACATTTTTCTGTGAGTGGCGGATCATTTCCATTTGGCGTGGCCGGTAAAGGATCGTTGCCGAGTTGGAGTGTATCATGGTACAAAAAAGCAGAAGAAAATCCGTATATGTTTACTCGCGCGACATTATTTGGAGCAGGAGAGGGAACACAAGATGAAATATTATATGGTAAACGATCATTAATGAATGATATTAAAGAAGCCACCGGAGAAACCGGTAATGTATATAATTTTTACACTACCGTTGAAGGCACAAAAGATCCAACGGAATGGGCCAATGAAATGATACGCGGTTTACGCATGCAGGTAAGAACAATATGAGTAAGAAAAAATCAAAAAAGCCCAATGTAACCATATCAAGAAATAAGAATAAATTTACAATTTCATGGAAAAAAGGTGAAACATATGAGGCGCAAAAATTAACATATTATTTGACTCCTACTAAGGGTAGCGCGACTAAAAAATCTCCCAGTATATCAAAATCCGCGTCTTCTAAATCTTTTAACGTTGATTTAAGTAAATATTATCCAAAAAAGAAAAAATATTTAAAAAGTATAAAAGCCACGGTATCAGGTCATGCCAAAAAAGAAACATGGGCATCTGATTCATATACGTTTTTACTTCAAAAACCTACAGCGCCAAGCATAAAAGCGGATTTACAAAACACAAATAAATGTAGATTTTCATGGAGTAAAAGTACATCAGATACATCAAAAACGTGGTATGTTGACGCGGAATGGGAAGCAATTCGTTTAAAAGATTGTACTGAAAAAAATGGAAAAAAATTAGCAAAAAAATTTAATAGAAACACAACGAGTTATTTGCATGGAACTGGTAAAATAAATGATCATCATGATATAACAGAAGATTCAGCTCTTTTTGTTGGAAATTATTCATATTCTAGATGGTTTAGAGTTAGATTGCGCGGGCCGCGCGGTTGTTCCGCATGGAAATATACTTCACATACATATTCACAGCCAAATAAAGCAAAAATAACAGGCGGAACAACTGCAAAAGAAAATGCGGCTGAAGGTATAGATTTGACAGTTGTATGGGAAGCCGCTCAAAATAAAGCACATCAAATAGATAAAACGGAGGTTCAATACGTAATAACAATACCAGGTCCAAACGTGTCTTGTCCGTCTGGACTACAATGGACTAGTGTACAAACACCAAAAGATACAAAACATAAAGATAAAGTATTTATACAAATAGATGATCAACCGGATGATGATCAAGTAATGTTTGTACGTGTAAATACATATCATGATAATTATCCGACATATGGTACACCGAAATTAGTAGCGAAAGGACCGCTAAAAGATCCGGATGATCTTAATGTTGAAACCGTAGAAGAAACACACCGCGCTACAATAAGCGCCACAAATATGTCAGAAGTTGAAGATTCATTTCTAGTTGTAACATATGCGGCAGATTCCGGAGAAACATTTGATATTGGTATAATTCCACACGGGCAGACAAGTATTACGGTTCAATGTCCAAATTGGAGCAATGAAGATGAAATCGCATTTGAAGTAAGGGCAGTCGTAGGAAGTTATACAAAACAAACTAGAGAAGATGGAGTAGATGTTTACGATGTAACGGCCTTATTAAGTTCAGAAAACACAATAGAGGACGGCGGTGAAGTTCCAAAAGCTCCAGACGGAATCAGCGTATTTAGAACAGATGTAGAAGGAACAATTGGAGTCACATGGGATTGGACATGGGATGAAGCTAATGGCGTTCAACTTGCATGGGCCGACCATGAAGATGCATGGGAATCAACAGATCAACCCGAAACATTTGATATTCCTAATATTCATGCGTCTAGGTGGAATATATCCGATTTGGAAGTCGGAATTACGTGGTATGTTCGTTTAAGATTTTATTTAAAATCAGGAGATAAATATACGTACGGCCCATGGTCAGATATAGAGGCTGGAGAAATAAATTTATCATCTGCGCCTAGTATACCTGTTCTTGAATTATCAGATTATACTATAACTGAAGACGGTCAAACTACTGCGTCATGGGTATATGTTTCAAATGATAAAACACCACAAGAATACGCAGAAATAGACATAATAGATGGCAATGGTGTTTATACTCCTATCGCGCATGCAGAAACTGCGCAACACGTCGTGTTAGATGCAGTAGAGTGTGAATTTGAATACGGCAATACGTACGAATTGGTTGTCGCTGTAAAATCGTCATCTGGCAGATTATCAGAATGGTCTGATCCTGTATATTTAACAATTGCAGAACCAGTTAATTGTGAAATAACAAATACGTCACTCATACAAAAAATTATTGCGACAGGTGGTGATATCGTTGAAGATAATGTACCATATACTGCAAGATTAAAATCAGATGAAGTAGGAGATGAATTATTTGATACAATTGTTGGTGGAACATTAGTATGGAATCAACTGGCGAATGGAACATCGGCAATTGTTGATAATGGTCATATTTATTACGCGAATATTAATAATATAAAATCTATTGCAATAGGAAATGGAAGTATGATTAATGTAGGAGCAAACGATAATGTTATTGATCTCACTATGATGTTTGGCGATTCTGTTGCAGATTATATATATTCAATGGAACAAGCGTATACCGGAAGCGGAATAGCAATAATAACAAGTGTTCTTGGTGATGAATATTATAATTATAATAGTGGACAATTAATGAGCGTAAATGTATCATCACATTTATTTTATGATGAAAATTCAGAAATAATAGGAGAATATGCTTTAGATTCATCTAAAATTTTACGTGGAATACCGAAAATAGATGATAATGGAAATTTGTGTTATGATGGAGATATATATGATGAAAGCGGCGTAATTACACGTAATTATGAGCAAAGAACATATCAAAGCGGTGATGAATTATTAGATGATGCTATAACAGATGGTGTTAATACCGTTATTAAATTAAATGAACCAATTACAGAATCAGCTCAACCATACGTTAATCCGCAAGGAGCAGATGACTACGTAATAGAAGCATATGATACAAACACGCTGGTTCCAGTAGGACATAATACGCTTTATGCCCCATTTGGCGGATCAATTAAACGCGTTTATTGTCTTACTGAACTTCCTTTATCTATAACTGCTGAAGGAGCAGGAGAAGGAGGGATAACTTCCATCGCAATAGAAAGAGCAGAAGATTATCCAATGGAGCGTCCAGATGGGAAAATAACTACTGGGTATAAAGGAGAAACCGTCGCATTAGAAGAAGGAGAAGGAGAAGATCCTGTAATATTTAATGATCCGACGGAATTTTATGCCCCGCTCGATGACGGAGCAAAATATAATATAGTAGCACAAGTAAATGATGGACTAGGCCAAATAGATACAAGTGAATTACCATTTGAAGTTCACTGGGATGTTCAAGCAATTATGCCAACGGCCGAAATAGAAGTTATCGGCACTGTTGTAAAAATAACGCCATATGCCGAATTTCAAGAAGGTTCATATTGCGATATATATAGACTATCTGTTGATCGACCTGAACTTATTGTAAGTCATGGGGCATTTGGAACAGGTTATGTAGATCCATATCCAGCGCTTAATGAATTTGGAGGGCATCGCATCGTCTTTAAAACAAAAAATGGAGACTATATAGATCAATATGATGTTTTAACGTGGTATGATACAGATGAAGAAAACGGTGATATTGTGCACTCTGATTATGCAATTATCGATTTTGATGAAGAACAAATAGAAATAGAATACGGTCTTAATTATTCTAGTAAATGGAGTAAAGATTTTAAAGAAACAAAATACTTAGGTGGAAGCGTTGAAGGTGACTGGAATAAATCAATAAGTAGAAGTGGAGATATATCTGGCGCGGTTATAACTATTACAGATGCAGATAAAATAGCATCATTAAGAAGATTGGCCGATTATGCAGGAATATGCCATGTCAGAACGCCAGACGGATCAAGTTATGCCGCGGATATACAAGTCAAAGAAGATCGTAATGCAAAATATTATGAAAAAATATCTACATTCTCATTATCAATAACACGAGTAGATTCACAAACAGAAGATGGTATAACATATCAAGAATGGATTGAGGATCAAGAATAATGGAATGGGAACACGGATTTAGTGCAGAATATTATATTACAGATGTAGATCCTATTACATGGAGAGATACAATAAAACATAGTATATCTGGCGGAAGTATTAAAAAAGAATCGTCTGGACTTATGCAATCTGCAGATATTCAAAAAGTATCAGAAATAAATGATAATGAACACTGGATAAGAATATGGTTAAACACATATCAAAATGGTGCAATATCACATACCCCATTATTTACGGGATTAGCTTGTGCGCCTGAATCAAAATGGGAAGGATTTTATTTAAAAAGCGAATATGAATGTTATTCAGTAGTTAAACCTTGTGACGATGTATTATTGCCGCGCGGATGGTTTGCGGCAGCAGGATCAGATGGCGTACAATTAATAATAAGATTATTAAAATCTACTACTCCTGCGCCGATTGATAGCAATATAGAAGATGCGCCGCGTTTAAAAAATGCGATAATTGCAGAAAATAATGAAAGTTATTTATCAATGGCTCATAAAATCGCAAAAGCATGCCAATTAAGAATTAAAATCAATGGAATGGGAGAAATTGCCGTAGAACAAACCGCCTCAGAATCGTCATTAAGGCTTGAATACAATACGTATGATATAGTTGAATCTGAAATAGAAGTAGAACATAACTGGTATTCAT